CACCAAGTGATGTTTACCGTGAAGAACTGAAATCGGTCGTTTAATTTACATATTATGGATTACCGTGAGTTGTTGCATTTATTCTTGCAATTTAAGTTTTAAAAGCGCGGATAAAAATTTATCTTTTACTGTTGACATTCTTTTTTAACCATGCTAACATCTATTTTGTCGCGGGGCATTAGCTCAGCTGGGAGAGCGCTACACTGGCAGTGTAGAGGTCAGCGGTTCGAACCCGCTATGCTCCACCATACAACGAACGCCAGAACCCTTGAGAAATCAAGGGTTTTTCTTATGCCTCTGTTCGGACGTCTTGACCACATACTTCGCCAAAAAGTCTGATTGACCACATTTTGACCACCTTTATTATACTAAAGTGTTTTTCGGTTTATCACTTCTGCCCAGTAGACTGATGTCTCTCGCGTGACGACGTTGCAGCAATCCATTTTAGACAAAATAAAGACCCGATCAAAGCCACAAATGAGGTCATGCGCCGACTGATAGAGGTAAAAACAAGGGGGAATTTCAAAGGTAAAGTGAGTGCCACTGTTTTTCGGGGATAGTTTTTACCTTTGTTTCTCTCACTGTTTTTACTTCTGATGGTACAATATAGGAAAGGAAGGTGGTATTCGTGAAGTTTGGGATGAGGAAACCAAGTGTAAAGAAGAGGATCGCGGCCAGAACCAGTCTAAAAAGGCAGATCGTGCACCGTGCAGGATTGAAAATGCCAAGGGGATACGGTTGGTTGCGCGATCCCAAGAAGGCTGCCTATAACAAGGTTTACAGTCGTACCACTTTTGATATTTTTGAATTTCTGAAGAAGTTGTTTAAATAAGCCCTCCGGCTGCTCGCTGGAGGGTCATCTTCGTTTCTCTTACTTTTCTTCCTCTACTCGGCTCGCATCCACATGCGCCTCGGCAAACATGTACGCGACCACGGAGCCAACCGCGCCGATAACGCCGCACACTTTCACGATGGAATCCTCGCCGGCTCCATATAGCACCATGATGCTGGTGGCCAGTCCGGCTACCAGTGCCCAAAACTTGCGGGAAGAGAGTTTTTGTTTCCAGTTGATCATTTACGTGTCAGCTCCTTCATCACGTATTCAATTGCGCGGTCAACCAATACGGCTGCCTCCGCGCGGGTCAGCGGATCAGCAGGCTTGAGGTGGCCTTGGCCGTCACCTTTCAGCACTCCCTTTTCGTACAGGGAATCCGCATGATCTTTGCACCACGCCATTGTTTCGGGTATATCCTTGAAATATTTGCTCATTAGGTATGCAACCTCCTCACGTTTTATCTCGCGTGCCACTTCCGCTTTAAACCGCCCCCACTCGGTCGGATTCCGCACAAACCACCGGTGACAGTCCTTCCACCCGACAACCTCCTTGTGAAGCCACAGGTCATCCGCGGTCAGCCCGTATCGTTTCAGGAGCTGCGCCGCCAGTTGGACAGTAGCTTTCCACGTTTCTGCCGTCATCCGACCATCCCAATCAATGTGACAGCACTCTATACCGATGGTGCAATCATTCGGGTACCGTGACAATCTCGTCAAGGCGGCGCTCGTATACGTTGTGCTCCCGACATGGTACGCCATCTCGGTTTCCGGCAGGCATTGAATGATACTTCCATCCAGACAAACGATATAGTGCGCAGATCCATAGCCGGATTTGCCGAGTTTACGGCGCTCGAAGAAATTCCGGTTGGCGGTCGCCGTACTGTTCGGGTTCGCAACCCAATGGATGACGACACCCTTAACCCGCTGCAAACGTGTGCCAGGGCGAGAATACGGGTTTTTCGTCAGGAAGTTAGATTGGATATTGAGTTCCACGATTGTCCTCCACCTCCCTTTCCTGCTCCACATTTGTCTCTGTCCTGATGGTCACTGGTGTATTGCTATATTTTTGCATGTTTTCGTTTTTTGCCTTCCACAGATAAAATCCAATCGCCGTGGCTGTTGGAGCGCCGATAAAGGTCAGCAGCGCTCCTAATTCGACCGGAGACTTGAGGACAATATAAGCCCCGAGTAGGCAGGCGGAAAAATACGTGCACATGACCAACGCCAGAACCATCTTCGAAAACTCGAACTTCTTCCTTCGGTGCATCATCCCTCACCGTCCAGTCTATCGATGCGTTTATGGGCCTGCTTGGCCGATTCTTCTACGCGCGTAACGCGCTCAGCCAGGTCATCAATTTTTTTGCCCTGGGCCTTCTGCTCAAGCCTGATATCGTCCACGCCTCGCTTGATGTATTCCACGTCTGCTTTTTGCAGGGCGTCTAAGCTTGCCTGTTGCGCGATGTCCTGACGAATGGTTCTGGATCGTCCTGCCCAACCAAGTATGATACCGCTTAGTGCTGCTGCTGCACTTATAATGGAGAATAATACTGACAGTTCCACGCTATCACCACTTTCAAAAGAGTTGGGGAACCATCCGGCTCCCCATAATCGGTTGAGAAAAGGCGTTTACGGCAAAGGCTGTCCATCCGTACCCAGACCCAGCGCCTCCAACTCGGCTCGCACAGCCGGTTGCAGAATGGCCGGTACCTGTTCAAATGTTCGACGGCCGTTAATGATCAGGCATACGTAAAGGTCAACCAACGCCATCCGAGTTTCACCTCCTCCCCATGAAAGAATCCATAGCGCAAGGTTAAGAATCATCTTCATCAGCATCCAGCAGAGCTTGTACTTCCGCCCTGATATGTTCTGGCACCTGGTCGATTGTTCTGCGTCCTTCCTTGATCAATCGGTAGTAGATATGGGCCACCTAGTTCGTACCTCCATTCACTTGCTCCTGCAATGCTAGAAACTGTTCATAGACCTCTGCTACAGCCTCCATCGTCATCAAGCTATCGGCGCGAAGCGCTGCGTTTTCGGCCCTTAGCGCGGCATTCTCCGCTTCAAGCTGGGCGATCATCGCCTCGGGGCTCTGCCTCTCTTCTTCGCGTATCTGGGAGATCGGTTTCACATTCTCGAATCGCATCAATCGAACGCACCTCCGTAACCGTTGAGCAGCACCCTTTCCGTTGCCGTTCCCTTCGCTATGCGCACCCAGATGTTGATGCGCCAACTCTCTGCGGTCTTGGTTTGGTTCTGGAAAAGGTGTCCGCGACCGGCGAGAACTGCTGCCGTCGTGTCCTCCCAAACTGGTTCTTCATCCATCGCGTTGTTTGTTACCCTTACGAACTCGATCTCTGATCCCGGCGGCAGGTACCGTTCCAGCTTAACGAGCACCCGTTTCGGCATCCCGTCCAGGGTGAAGTGCGCTTCAACGGCTGGGTTGTCAAAATTTAGCATGAACTCGATGTGAGTATCGGTTCTCACGAAAGTGTAGACCCTGGTCGACGTGAGGCCGCTATCGTCAGCGGCTTCCACCGTTAGCTCGTGCGGCGTGTCCAGATCCAGCCGAATCCACATGTCATGGGGAATCGTGACGGTCTCCTCCCGGCCAGGCACGCCGGGGAATGTGCGGATCACCTTTCCGTCGATCTTTTCCGTGATCGTGAACGGGTTGCCCTCCGGATCCGTGACCGTGTACGTTTTCGATGGTGGCTCCATGATCGTTCCCAAGTCCTCATTCGCCCCGCTGATGGCCGGTGGCCGGTTCCAGATGACGCGGAAATAGCGGATGACCTCCTCGCTCCGGCCACCCTGGTCGTCCTCGGCCCAGACCTTCAGCACATGGTCGGTTTCCTCAGCCAGATCGACTCCGGTGACATCCGTGCTGCCGTCCCAAATTCTCTTAATTGAGTAGCGCAGCGTGCGCGCAAAAGAAATAGGCGTGCTTCCGTCTGATACGCCGGAGGCAATCGCCCTGGTCGGCCCGTCATTGATACGGTATTTGACGGTGACGACATTTCCACTGTCGGCTTCTGTTGCACTGCCCTCAACCTGCAGCTGATTTCCTTCGGATAATGTTTGATTATCCGTAGGCGAGGCTAGGTTTAGCGTCGGTAGGTTGTTTGTTGTAAACTCTATTCCAATTGACAATTCACTAGTTGAGACAGTAGATCCGTTTGGAGCAACGTCCGAAGTCGAGCTAAATGTTGAGGGATAAAATGTAAACGTAACCCCATCCCTAGTCACACTTACATTTGCTGCGATATTTTCTGCTATATACGTTTCCAACCTGCCAACACTGGTATATACACCAATGTAAAAGTCTGTGTTAGGTTCGATCTCTGCTGGCGAGATAAAAGACAATATCGCGTCGGTGTTCGGGTTAACTGTAGTGGCATTACTTTCAGCGATTCTTGTACCACCTAGAGTGTAAAGCACTGCTTTAACGGTGACTTGGCTGGTATCTCTGTTTTGAAAATAAATGCCGGTTAATTTAGTCCGTTTATCCACCCTGATTTTTCTTGCAAAGGTTGACGGAGCATTACCCCAAAATCCGGAATTGGCTGTTTGAGCGCCAGTAGAAGTCGTAAATATCCTCGACATGTTCCTCCCCCTTCTGGCCGTTATTTGAAGTTGAATTATGTTTACTTGAAATATTAGATCCCTCCTTGACGAGATTGAACGGACTCTCCTTACAATTGAGTGTTTAAGAATAATAAAAGCACCCCTCAAAGGAGTGCTAATATATCTAACGGTTAGGTATTGTTCATTACCTTTACTTTCTAATAATAAGTGAGGTAACTATACCTTGAGTAGCTATACTCACGGAATAATTTCCGTATTTTTTAGTAAGAGCATTATCTTTACCTTTATTTATATCGTAAGCAACTGTATCAGAGGGTAAGCCATAAAGCGCTACAACTTGCTGTACCAACATAGGTAACTCTGGGTTTTTGTGTAGAGATTTCATATTGACGGTAAAAATATTTACTGAGCCTTCAATAGCTACCGTTAATACATGAGTATTGTTCTTATACACCAGAAACCCATTTGCTAAATTACCATCATCGGATACCTTATACCCCTGAATGTCGAATACCATTTTAATCTCATCAATCGTCGGTACTCGGAAGCCGGATTGTGCCGGTGGTTTTTGGGGTTGTTGCGAGGTCGGGTCTTTGTATTTTGAGACGTTCGGGTTGGTTTGTTGAGTTTGAGCGCGTTGACGCATCGAGAGATCGACTACTTTATCCGCGATTGTTTTCAAGAATTGTACGGCTTCCGCACGGGTCAATGCCGCTTTCGCGTCGAACCCCACAATCGTCGGCTTATCCCCTTTTCCTTTCGACAAACCCATGTCATAGAGGTAAGCAATCGCTCCGTCTACGTCATAATTCACCCCAAACGCCCCCGCAATCATTTGAGCAACTTGCCCACGATTGATCGCTTTGGTGTACAGCCCAATCGGCATATTAAACTTTTTCGCAACATCATAATAAGGGTCATACCAGTTCTCATAGTGATTGTTTTGGTACACGAATTCATATTCCTGCTTAGCATTTGGATACAGACGAATCATCATAGCTAGAAACTCAGCTTCCGTCACATGCTTATTTGGCTGAAATGTACCATCAGGATATCCGGTAGCAATATTTTTCTCAACCGCCCAATCAATAGATTGTTTCGCCCAATGCTTGTCTGTGTCTGCAAAGGAAGCCGCCCACGCGGTACTGGTGATCATACTGAGCATCAAGATGCATACCAAAATAAAACGTATTTTTTTCATTCCTGTTCCCCCAACACTTAGTATCCATTATTTTCTTCTAAATATAGCACAAACCTAATATCTGGTTATAGAACTACGGTCGTCCGGATAAGAGCGAAACAACTCGTTTAGGGTTTCCTAGCAATAATGGCCGTTATCCGAAGGCTTCCTCATTTTGTCAAACCTCCA